GTGGTATTGTACTCATGTGAAAAATCCTCTTAATGATGCAACAGGTTCAGCACTCCAACCAAAAGTATTTACAATAATTTTTAATGGTTCTAAGTATGCTTTCTCAAACTGTGTTTCATAATCAATATGTTTTTCTAAAACAAACTCTTTTGGTAAAACATTTAGAATAGACAAAACATTCTCTTGTGTTGGGTTTGGTAATTTCATATAACAAAACTTAATCTTATCGCCATCTTTAATTGTTTCATACTTACGAGACAACTTTTTAGCTTCAATCATTTTATTATATATTAATGCACCGCGAACATGAATTGGTGTGCCTTTTTGATAAACGTTTGTCTTGCTATCGTATTTAGTTAATTCAGATACACCGCGAGGAAATGCCACATCTTCAAATGCCAGAGTATAAAACTCTTTTTTAAATTGACGATTAAATTCATGAAATTCTGCCTCTGTGCCTTTCATGACTAATTTAAGTGCTTGCTTAATTTTTTCTCGGCATGAACCTGGTGTGGAAGATTTAACTGCTTCGATACCAGACATTTTAAGTTTTGGTTCACTAAAACGAACACCTTCTGAATCCCACACGTTCAGAATGTAACGCTTCTTTGCAGTCCAAATACCTTTATTTGCAATTACTTCACGTTTCATAAACATCTTTTGATCAAAAGCATTCATGTAGTCTGCTAGTTCTTGATACGCCTTATCAATGAAAGGCTCAATCTTTTCTTGACAGGCTTTGTCGATAAAGTCAACAATTTTCTCTTCTTCGATATTCTTCTTTCCGTAGACCATATCCACCAGCGGACCAAGATGTAGGTATACAGAATCCGTATCCGAGGCGATAACATAATCCACTCCCTCCGTCTTTAATAGTTTGTTCATGTACAAGTTAAGTTTATCACCAATCCATCGAATTGAAAGTTGACCAGAATAAGTAATGGCCTCTGCTTGGCGTAAGTCAAAGAATCGAAAATATTCGTTGCCAAGAGCACCATATGCGGAATTTAACTGTACCTTCTTTGCAAGTTGCAAATTTTTGTACCGAGATACTTCGTTTTCAAGTTGACGCTTACGCTTCAATAGTTCTATTTTTTTAGACATAATGAAAATATGTACTTATAATGTATTTTGGTTTTTTGGTAGGCATAATGCCTTCATGTGGAAACATCCACATAGGAGGAAACACTAATAGATTACCTTGTTTTGCTTCAATTGTCAAGGGATCGACACCAGAAGGTCCATAGAATCTTGTACCTGCTTCGCTATCATTTAAATAATAAAGAAAAGCAAGATACCTTGTACATGATTCTACACTTGATGCATCTACATGCAAAGGAAAACAATGAACATGTGGCATGTAACGCTTAATACGAAAACCTTCGATGCGTCTTTTATGTGGCATCATACCACATGGATCATAGAGATTACGATAATGATCCGCCACACGTTTAGTAGTATTTATGAGAGACTTTATTTCTTCTGGCCAATGAATTTCAAGTTGTTCAAACATACCATGAGAAACATCTTTATTCTCTTGATTATCGAAGCGTTTCATTAAATATTCACAGAAATCTTTTGATAGAATATCGGTATAAGTTTGTATCACAATAATTCCTTTAATTGTGCATTAACCTTTTCAAGCTCTTTCTGTGCTTCAATCATTTTATTTTTATATAAAACACGATCATCATACATACGTTGCATCATTTCAGGTAGAAAGCCTTGTTTATCTTTACGAAAATAATGTCCATTGGCCGCCATAACATATTCGCTATTGTTTTTATATTTGTTGTTCAATAAATCATCAATACTTACTTTTGTGTGTTTGCCGTTGATGATAGTTTCGGGTGAAATATTATATTGCATAATCAAGTGCGGATAAAGACTATTTAAATCAAATGATACTACCCAATCGTATTTTCCTGGTGTAGGTTCTTTAACATATGCACCCTCATATTTTTCACTCTTTGATGAAACTTTCTTTTGTGGTACAACAATACCTTTCTTCCACAATGCATTGTGTGTAAGAGTGTCCCACATGCGTACTTGCGTAAATACATCAGTCATGTTGACTTTTGCGTCATAAGCTAACGCCAACACCATGTCAATGAATTTCATTTTTTCGTCAAGTCTATCGACAAGTTCCACATCTTTGATGTTGTATTCAATAAATTTTTGATAGTTGTTTTTATACAGTTGATGTAAGGTTTCATACTCAGAATAATCTATCTTCTTCTCGCCTAGTTCGATGTACGCAATATGATCAAGGCGAAAAGATTCTTGTTGTGAATAAGTAAATTTCTTGTATAGTTCTAGATAATCTAAAATTGCAATGCCTACAAGATCAAACGCAGTTTGTTGTTTATTGTGAATTGTAGTTGTGCGTTCGCTAATTGATTTATATGGTGACAAACGCTTTGCAGTCTTCTCGCCCATCAGGCGAAGAATGCGATTGTAGATATATGGAATATCAAAGAACTGAATATTCCAACCAGTAATAATGTCTGGTGATTTTGCTTCCCACAAATTCAGAAATTGTTCAATTAATTGATTTTCATCTTTACATTTGAAATATGATATATTTTCTCTATGAGATCTATAATCATCACAACCAAAAACAAAAAATGTATTATTCATTTTCATTGTAATTGCGATAATTGGTTCACTTGCTTTGTCTGGTTCTGGAAATCCGTTTTCAGAGCCAACCTCAATGTCAATGTTTGCTATACGAATTAAATCTTTGTCATAGTTTACTTCATTTGGATACTGCTCATTGATATACACATATGAATAGTTTGTTGAGCCATAGATAGGAAAGTTTTCTATCTGTTCATATTTCTTTACAAATTCATTAGCATCACGCATTGTGCCCATTTCAACGGGCGACACATAATACCCTTCTAATGTGCAAAATTCTGTTTCTTCTTTTGATAAAAGAAACAGAGTTGGATTGTATTCTACTTTTTTATTGTAACGTTTGCCATTTTCGTAGCCTCGTTCTAGAATATAGTTGCCATATCTTGTAAAGTGTGTATAAAATTTCATCATAAAAGAGTTGGTTTTTGTTGAGCAATTACAATTCCTGATCCAAATATTTCATTATACTTGTTTAGAATTTTAATGTCAACACCAGTTTTAAACAACACATGATTATTGTTAATTGTTACAAATTTTGTATCTGAAAAAATTAACCATGGTTGCATATTGAGTGTAACTTGACCTGATGATGTTGGTACAAGTCCAATGACACATGGATTTTTAATGGTATAAGTCTCTAGTGATATTTCTTGTAATTCACCAACAATTTCTTCACCGCTGACCAGATGAAATAATTTAATATTTTCCATTGTATTCCTCAAAATAAAATGGGGGCATACTGCCCCCAAAATTACAAATAACCTCTTGTCATTAAGTCTTCTTGCCTTTTTTTAAAATCTGCGGAATCCACAGATTGAGAAAGATAGTAATTTATGTACCATTTATCATGGCCATACATTCTATATCTTTTACCTTCAGCAATGCCTTCCAATATACTTAAAAATATGTTTTTAATTTTGTTCCACATAATTATGTTTATTTTAGATTCGAATTATATGTGTCTTCAGTTAAAAACTGACGCTTGGATTTTTTTTCCTCAAACTCTTGAACTTCAATTTTCTTTGGTTTTTTATGTTCTGGAATAATACGCTCAAGAACAATTCTAAGCATACCATTTACAAGAGATGCATTATTAATTTCAATGTGATCATCTAAAGCAAACGTGCGAGTAAAGGCACGATTGGCAATACCTTTGAACAAGAAGTTATCACTATCATCTTTTGTATTTCCGGAAATAACAAGTTTATTGTCATCTAATGTAATGTCAATTTCTTGTTTTCCAAAACCAGCAACAGCAAGTTCAATAACATATGCATTATCACTTGTTTTGCGAATGTTATATGGAGGATAATTAGGAATGCTTTTAGTCATGTCATCATGCATTTTGTAAAGTCGATTGTAAGTTTCATCAAATCCTACAAAAAACTTATCAAAATCTTTAAATTGACCAAAAATGGAAGGTAGTTGTGTCATAGTTTTCCCCTATTAAGCGAGTAAAATTAAATTGCCACCCCAAAGGCATGGCGGTAAATGCGCGTTTTATATTGCCACAGGTCGCACCCCCTACTTCTCTCATTTCGAGAGTATTATTATTTATATAATTATGACTGCCAAACCATGCGACGCGACACAAAATATTTAGTATGGCCTTCGGTATTGAGCGTTTTGCGAATTCTAAACCCCATTCTGCGAAGATCAGAGATTCGTGCACGAAGATTCTTAATACCAAACAATGCACGAGCCTGTGGTGCACTTAAACCACGATTCGTACCGCGAAGGTAAGAAATAAGATATTCAATCTGAGTTTTATTGATTTTTACAAAAGACATAGTATTACTCCATTCAAAGTTAATGATTAAAACGGCAATGTAATTTCATTGCCAAAAAACATTATAACATACTGATATGTAATTGTCAATCATTTATTAGTTATTGATTAATATGATTTTTTCTTTGTTCCTATACTATATTTCGTAATAAGTTCCCAATCATTTCGTTCGTTATAAGATAGAATCTTAATTTGAGACAAAGGTGCAACAGGTACTTCTACTGCATTTTTATTTACTATTTTAATTAAGCCCCATTCTTCTAATAGTTTGGCAATTGTATTTCGTCTACCAACGTCATTATCATCAAAATCAGTTGCTTTGCCATCAAGTGCAAAAAGTTCTTTAAAATGCACAATGTAGTATTTGCCTCTCTTATGTAGAATATGACAAGATTGATATAGTTTTTTATCTTTTCTAGATGCTATGCCAATGCGACTAAGTGTTTCTTTTACTTTTAGAAAGTCATCTTCCTCTTGCAGTGTCACCTCTAATAAATTTTCAACACTCATTTTTCTTCTCCTTAATGATAGGTCCACCTTTTTCTAATTTCGACTTTATAATTTTTATTTGTTCATCGGTGAGAAGTTTAATGATATCTTTAGATTTCGATCTACTATAACCAAAATATTCTGAAATGATATCTATTTTCTCAATTTTTTCTTTTTTCAACCACTTGCTCCAACGCTTTCGTGGTCTTACACTATTTAGTAAATAGAAAAATTGAGGTTTTTTGTCAAGTAAACACATACAATTCATTTCGTTTGCATAAAGAACTGTGTCAGAAAAAAAAGACAGTCCTCGATTTATAATGTAAGAATCATAGATTTTTTCTGCAAGTTCATCATTATCTGTTCCAATCATAAGGTTTTCTTTGCTTTGATTAATTGCATTAAGAAAGTCAAATAATTTCATTTTGCTTCACATGACATCATTACTTCAACTAGAAAAGCAACCATATTAATTTCTTGATCAGCAACAAATGCAGACTTGTACTGATACTCACCTAGCAATACAACAAGTTGTGGAACAGATTGCGGGGTGAAATACTCTACAGCATGATCGAAAAAGTTTCGATAAAGAATAGAAGGTTCGTTATCAAGATTATCAATAACCCACTTACGCGCAGTTGTAAAGTCTTTATCTTTGATTGTTTGCATGAGTTTCTTCATTGAAGCATCAGAAATGTTTGCAAGTAAGCCTGTATCAATTTTGCCCGTAACAGAATAACGCTGAAGTTCATTCAGCACTCTACGCCAATCGGGAAAGTGTCTAAGAATTAATTCTATAATGACTTTTTGATCATATTCAATTTTCTCAGTTTTGAGAATTATTTCCACGCGTTTCATAAATTGAGACGCGAGTTTTGGTTTATCAGATGCTATTATTTTAAATTGTATAACGGAACATCTGGAATGTAAGGGAGCAATAATACGATTAAGAAAGTTACAAGTAAGTATAAAGCCACAATTAGCAGAATACTCTTCCATGAAGTTACGCAGAGCAGGTTGCGTAGACTGTGGGTTAAGATAGTCAGCTTCGTCAAGAATAACATATTTTCTACCTCCTTTAAAAGATATTGATGAAGCAAAGTTTTTAATTTCATTGCGTAAAGTATCAATATTACCATCTATAGAACCATTGATTACAATGTAAGAACAATCAAGTTCTTCAAGCATTGCTTTTGCAACAGTTGTCTTACCTATGCCGGGCCCGCCGACAAAAATAAAATTTGGTATTTCTTTTTGATTAACAAACTCAATAAAAGTTTGCTTTAGATCATTTGGCAGAATTGCATCTGCAATTTTTTTAGGTCGATACTTTTCGACCCACAAAAAATCTTCCATCATATGACACCTCATTCATAACATAAAAATACATTCTAATACGAACAATATCAGAATCACAAATCATATTTAGAACCAACTTCGGTCGCAATCCAATACTCTAGTAATTCTTTTTTAGATTTGAAATGTGAAATTCCTTTTGAAGAAATTTGCACTTCATAGTCGCCAAGAATCATCTTAAAATTTTCTGTAACAAAAATAAATTGAAATTCTGCACTGGTATCACCAACATCGATAGAAAAAATATCAGAGTCTTGATTCTTTGCATCAAATGTGACAATTGAAATTTTTTTATGATTTCCTCTGACAGCAATGTTAGGCAAACCTAAAACACCAGATAATTTAAGAACCTGCGCAAGATTATTTTTTGTGAGTGTAAATTTCACTTCAGCATTTTGCACTGAAATATCTTTATCAGGTGCAGCAACAATCATAGTTTCGTCAGAAAGTCTATAAGTTGTTTTTGATGTGCCAGAGTCAATCTTTATATTGTTTGCATTGACAGTTAAGTCTGGATCATTCATTGAAGACAGAACTGCAAGAAAACGATTCAAATCATAGATTGCAAAGTTTTTAATAAAAGATTCTGTAACGATTGCTTTTGCAAGTATATTTTGCTGTTTGCTTACTGTACGCAAAGTATTACCAGATTTAAAAATCAAACCTTGATTAATTGTAGCAAAATTACGCAAAATATTGACAGTGTTTTCAGATAGTTTCATCATTTATTTCCTTTCATTTATATCATGATTATATAAAGCAATTATAGCATAGTGAATAATTTTTAACAAGTCTTTACGATTGTATCCATCTTTTTTTCCGTAACGTTGTGCATATTTTAAAATATTACCAATACAAAACCCATCACCATGTCCACCATCAAGAATAAACTCAGTAGCTTGAAATTTTGTTTGAGCATAGTGCTGTTTGTAAGTATCGTTAATATATTTTTTCACTTCGGCAAGAATGCAATCTTCGTTAAATTTATATGATGGATCAGATTTTTCTAGTTGCTCTGGTAATTGCCATAAAATGGAATGATCAAGTGTTGATACAATTACACTATTAACATCATCGTTGTCAAATTCTGACATCATTTTTTTCTATCGTTTAGGCGATTCTTCATTTGCGGTTGGCGATGCACCAACGGCAGCCAAAGCAGCAAGAGAGCCTCCAAAGATATAACTACCATGATGTTTTAATTTAAACCACGGAAGCATCCATACAGATGATCCTGATTTTCTTGCATACTGACAGAACATATAATCTTCAGAAAGATAACGCTTTGAATCTGGATCAATCACACAATCAAAGTATGCCATGATTTCACGAGTACCATCAAAGTTTTTAGTGCGTATATGATCTGGCTTATATAAGCGTTCTGGCCACATTTCAGCAAATCGTTCAAACACTCCACGCTTAATCATCATAAAGCCAGTACCACCCTCCTTTACTTCAACTGGTTCTTTAATGCTAAACCTTTTAATACCATCAACTGGATTGAAAACATAGTCACCAACAAATTCTTCAAGCAACAAAGGATTTTTATCTGCAAACCCTTTATCTACAGCAAGTTTAATTTTTTCCCAAGAGATTGCTTTTTTTGGATACGGACCACAAATGATGCCCATGTCTGGATTGTTAATTGCATAATGAGAGAGAACTAAAACATCATATGGTTCAAACTGAATATCACTGTCAATAAACATCAGGTAGTCAAAATCACTTCGAAGAAATTCATCTGCGAGGTAATTTCTTGCTCTAGTAATTAGAGATTCATTAAACATGAAGAATAGTTTTATTTCAATTTGATAGCGAGTGCAAATTGTCATTAAATCAGCAATTGATTTGGTATAACTACCATGACATTGCCCACCATACATTGGTGTTGCAATAAATATTTTTTTATTTCGCAACTGTTCAACATTCAATTCAATTTCCATTATATCTCCATATAAAAGTGATAATACATTTATATATGTGAAAAGAGGCTACTTGTGTAGCCTCTTTATTTATTTGTTCCTTTTTAATTAGAAAATTATTGTTCTTCTTTTTTCACCTCCGATGAAACATTTATTTCTGATTGTGCAGTCGGATCAATGCCAGCATCAATTTTAGTATATAAATCAAGAAATGAAGATTTGGTTTCACCATCGAAACGATTAATGCAATACTTAATTGCATCCATCTTATCATTAAAAATAGTGTAGGCTTCAGCAATGTGAACAAGACGACGAGTAGAAATCAATTCATCAATTGCACCCTCTTGAAAAGTCTTACGAATAATGTCAGCCCACTTTACAAGATTGATTACAAAATTCACATCGTTGATGCCAAGACTATCAAATACTTTGCTAAGAATTTTAGTTTCTACTTTAGTATCAGGATATTCTTGTTCGACAGTAATTGGAAAACGCTCAAGAAATGCGTCATCAAGAATTGTAGCCGCCATATAACGACCAGTTTCATCACCTTTACCTTTGGTGTTTGCGGTAGCAATTACGTTGAAACCTTTTGCAGGTTCAACAAATTCACCAGTCTTTTTGATAAGCATGCCCTTTCCTTCAAGGATACCTTGCAAACACATAAGTTTATTTGAACCACGATCAATTTCATCAAGCACTAAAACTGAACCACGTTTCATTGCTTGAATGACGGGGCCATCAAACCATTTGGTTTCTCCATCGATCAAACGAAAGCCACCAATTAAATCATCTTCATCAGTTTCAGGAGAAATATTCACGCGAAGAAATTCACGTTTGGCTTGAGCACAGGCTTGTTCAACCATGAAAGTTTTGCCATTACCAGATAATCCAGAAACAAATACTGGATAAAATCGTTGACTAGTAATGATAGCCTTCATCTTATCAAAGAAACCAAACGGTACATACAGACTATTTACTTTTGGAACAATTGCATCTTCTTCAATGCGACCAACGGAGGAAATTTTTACTACAGGTTTTGCGGCCGCAACAGGAAATTCTTTCTTTGGCATTTCAATAACAGTTGCAGTAGTACTGACAAGATCAATATTAAATTCATTCAAAGGCAGTTGATACACACCTCGCCCCACTCGATATTTATCATCTTCAAGCCAGAATTGACGGCCGTAACCTTCACTCGAAAGTGCAATCAATTGTTGCCGAGTTGCAGTAGTTCCAAAACGCTTTGCAGCTTCAGTCAAAAATTTTACTTTTTCACTTTGAGAAATCATAATAAAGTTCCTTCATCAAGTTATCAATCACAATACATATTGTATTTTAAAAAAAGTGGTATGTCAAGCCATTTCTTCAATCACTTTAGACAGCAGGACACGATTTGTCAATCGGTTCTGATTCATCTTAAGAAAGGCACCTTTGAGTTTACGAGTACTTACTTCTTTGTTGTCATTTCCCAATAGATCATTTAAGTCCTCATCTTCGGTAGATAAGGCAGCACCGCCAGGAATTAGAAAATATTGATCATAACCATAATTATCAATTGCAAAAAACTTTTCGTTCTTAAATTTTGTAAAATTATCAATTTCAGAAAACACACTTAAACGATGCAGTACATTATCAAAGTTGCGTCGGCCGCGTGGTATGATATAAAACCCAATTAGATTGCAATCAGTTTTATCTTTGAGAATCTTCAATAATGTTGGTGTAACACCACTATTTTCAATGCGATAACGTTTTCGAGTTTCAGAATCTTCAATATAAGAAATAGAATTATAACTTGCGGGACCAATACGCATAGCACTATAAGAATCGGTTTCGTTTGATTTAGTGTAGAGAGTGCTACTATCTTCACCGTCAGTCAGAAAGATTACATCAACAACTTCAGTCTTATATGCTTTGCGAAAACGATTCACAATACCACTTGCAATTCCAATGGTGCTGTTCAACGGAGTACCACCAAGATACATGTTTTTAGATATATATCGCCGTATGAAGTAATGACTATACTTATTATGCATCTCACCATAGTTTAACATATCGTTAGCCATGCAGCGATATTCTTGATTACGCATACGGCTTGAAAACAGATTTAGTAGATTGAATTTCGCATGTAAGTCAATTTGACCAATCTTAGAATCAATTGCATTTGTGCAATTAGAATCCCATTCAGTACTGAATGCGTATACATCAAACGGTATATTGATTTTACGACAAAATGTGGTCAATGTAATTAACTGTTCAATGGTGCCTTTTATATTGTCAGCCATTGAACCAGACCAATCAATAAATATTACAACTCCATGGTTCTTGCCAGCAGTTATCGAACCAACCTTACGAAAAATATCATTATTGAATTTGTAAGTATGCAATTTATTAGTATCAAGTACACCAGTATCAGATACAATTACACGGCGCAACTCGGCCGCCTTCTTACGCAATTCAAATTCTTTAATCAAATATAGAATTGCATTCTTATTCTTAGCTTCAAATTCCATTAAAATGTTTGGTCTATAATCTTTATAATTTAAGATACTTTCATCAAACACTT